CTGTTTCGCAATTTGATCAGTTCCTGTGATGTTACCTTGTTGAGCATTTCCTGTGGGCTGATCAAATTGCGAACCAGACCAAACGGCCTGCCGCGTCTGAAGAAGGGGAAGAATGGGATGATCGAGATCTTGTTGAATATCGACCAGCCATCGTGCAACAAACAACGGTCCGCGGTGATGGTTACCCGTACTCTACGCTCAGGCTTCCACATCACACCGATTTCACCTCGCATCTTAATCTGGAAGGCTTCGGTTTCTTCCTTTGACCAACCTTCAGGTACTCGGCGCATGTCGCCAGTGGTGTTGTCAACAAAATAAGGTGTGCGGACTAACTTTCGATACTGTCGTTCAATGACGCGGACACGTTTGACTCGCTTGACCTCTTCCTCGGAGCTCTGGAAGAAGATTTCGCTATTGTAGTGGTCTCCACTGAAGTTAGGGGCTTCCCATTCAAGTGAATCGTGCCCAAAAGTTCCACTAGCAGCAGCCAGGTCGACTTTGTTTTTGTATTCTGGCCCATAAAAAGCTCCAATCTCTTCAGGAGTTAGCCATCGGCTTATGAACACTTCCGCCCAGGTGTCGGGGTCATACTCTTTTGCTCCCGCATCAAGAATGACATCAGTAGGGTCGAGAATTAGCTCTCTTATCTCGCCTTCTGTGGAATCAGAGAAGTCCATGTAGTAGTAACAGTACCCACGATCCTGGATTAATCCATCCAGGAACATCTGTTGCTCTTTGGCTTCTGAGTCATTATTAAGCGCTATCTGTTTGAACAGGAATCGCAATGACTTGGCTGTATCCTGGTTGGCACCTTTGCCCTGTGGCACAAACGAGATATCTTGGCGAGACTTAATGTACTCGCCTACAACGGCATTGACCGTTGACAGAATCAGGTTAATAGTTTGATGAGGTCGTTTTTGTGCGTCGAGTGTTTGCTGCGTTTCTGTTGCCCACTGCTCGCCGACGTAGAAGTTGTCAAACTTACGTGCTTGTTCGACCCAATCTAAATGGCCAGCGTCCCGTGCTCTGGTATACGCTGCCCACTGTTGGTTTACCTTATCGACCTCTTCAGGGGAGTAAGCAGGAGAGTTGTCTTTATCAAGCTTCTCTGCGTCGCCACCAAACTCGTTGGTCGTTATGAGTGTTGCCATACTTTATGCCGCCATGTGCGAATTGGATTCCTTATGTCCTGAGACATACCCTGCTAGCTTCTTACGCCAAGATTTATCTTTCTTCTTGGGCCTTCCAGTTCCTATGTATCCCTGGATGGCAAGCATTTTGCCAATCCACGCAGCGGCGTCTACGCAGTCATCTTTTACACCGTTCGGAAAGCGCAACATCTCATTTAAGAAGTCGTCTGTCCACAGGGCTCCTTCTGGCCAGAACACTTTTCCGAGCGCCATCAAGCCCTGGATGGATCGCGCTCTAAGTTCCTTGTCCGCCTTGCCGGGGGGCAGTGCCTCCACTTGCAAGTCATACATCTTCGCATCTTTAATGCGTCTTTGGAGAGGGGCATCCATCGTCATGCTGATGTGGCCCTTCTCTAGTCCAAAGCGACGTGGTTTCCATCTCTTGTGAATCTGGAACATCACATCAATAATTTCGTCCGCATTCCATCGGCCTTTGTAAGAATCAAGCATGTAGATGTTTTCCTGGTCATCAACGCCAGCTACGAGAAACACCGTGTAGTCGGCTTGCTCTTTCTTAGAAATAGCCAAATCGCCCGCAGCATATATATCTAAGTACTTCGGGACGGACTTGTAGTAGCGTACCATATTCTTGGAAAAATAGGCACCTTCCTCAACCTGGGGATTCTGCTGATACAGTGCCGCCCAGTCTCTAGGAGCAAGTGTCTTCTTGATCTTGCGGAGTGCAGGAAGCGGGTAGCGCTCAGGGTGCAGAGCTTCTCCCGCCTTACGGTATTCCTCGTCGTGCGTTGCGATCGCCGGGAAGTCCAAATGTTTCCATCGGTCAGAATCCTCTGGCCACACTTCCGTCTCATTGAACTCTTTCTCGGCGTCTTCCATTTCGCGCAAGAGCCAGCCTGATAAATCGTCATCATGCCAACGTGTTTGAATCACAAGAACGCCGCCGCCGGGGGCGAGTCGTGTGTATGCCGTGGATGAGTACCATGCCTTGGTCGCTTCTCGCACTGTGGTGCTCTCTGCTTCCTCGCGGTTTTTCACAGGGTCATCAATCAGCAAAATATGGGCACCTCGCCCTGTGATTGGGCCTCCCACGCCGGCTGCAAGCACCCCGCCGCCTGTTCTTCGCCCATCTTTATCCGCCAGGCCCCACCGTTCGACAGACTCGTTGTTTTTCATGATTTTCAGGCCATCGAAAAGCATGCCGAAGTCGGGAGAGCGGACAATTTCTTGGATTTTGCGCGAAAAGTCCATTTGTAGAGATTGCGCATACGAGCAATTAATAAACTCAAGACCTGGATATTTGCCAAGGCTGTATGCAGGGAAATATTGCGACGCCTGCATTGATTTTCCGTGCCTCGGAGGTACTGTAAGGAGCAATCGGGGCGATTTCTTTGCTACGACGTCATCAAGGAACTGCATCAGCTGCTCGGCCAACACTTTGTGGAACCAGCCCGCCTCATATGTCGGCTCAAAACGCATGATAAACGCCAGCAAGTGCCTTTTCGCCAACTCGCGCTTGGCTAATTCTTCTTGGGCCTTCTCGCTTCTGGTGCGCGATCGCTTTTTATCAGCTTTTTGCCTAACTGCCTTATCACGTTTTTTCCGTATCTTGGCAGTGTTGCTATGGTTAGCCCTATAGTCGTCTGAGGCGGACTTCAGCGAGAGCGCCAACTGATGTTCGCACTCCAGACAAGCCCCGGACTCACTATGCTCCGTAACCGTCTCGCACGTTTTGCAATTCTGCTGAATCAATAGTGTTATCTTCCCTGGCTTCAGGTGCTTCCAGCACCGGCTTTTCCTCAACTTCGTTGTACTCACCCTCAAGAGTGAGCGTTTTTTCCATGTTAGCAAGCCGCATTAACTCTTCCGTGGGTAAATGCTCAATTTGTCCACTATGCACATGCTGGTGTTGCACTTCAACTTGCTTTGGTTTCTCCAGCCCGTGCAATTTTACCATAGCATTCACGGCTGCGACTTGTTCCATGGCTGTTTCTGCGTTGTGGTACGCCTCCATGTACATATCGTGCGCTTCTTTGCGGCCGAACGAAACTTCCTCTGCACCCTTCTTCATCATGTCGACGAGCGCTGCTTCTACTTTCGCCGATTTCTCATAATTCAGGTAATCGGCACCGCCGGCAGCGGCAGCGGCAGCCTTTTTAGTAAGGCCTGATAACCGCGAGTCAACGTAGATGCGTTGCTTCGCGGTTAGCTTAAGGTACGATGATGGTGTTGCCATCTTCTTTTAGTGCCTCTTCGTTTGCTGCTGACTGTGCCGCGGCTGCGTACATGGAATCAACATATGTCATAAGGTTCGAGACTATTAAATTTGCCTCGGCCTGGCTCCCACAAACGCAAATCATCAGTCGCGCCTGGTCGTCGTCGGCCTTTGAGATCCTAACTGGCACAACGTTGCATCCTTCCTCGACTTCAATAGCAGTAAACAACTCTCGAATGCTGCTGTCTGGTCCTAATTCACTCAATGTTCTATCTCCATTAATGGCCGTGCGTGGTTTGGATAATGCACGCTCTTTATACAATGGTGTAACCCAAACAACTGCCCGCCTATCATCACTTGCGCCTCTAAATCAGGCAGCTTGCTATCGATCATCGCATAGCCATTGGCAATAAGCCACTGCTCCAAAGTTATCTCACTTGGATGCAATATCCCTCTGGCCACGTCGTACAAAAAGTCATGCGGCGAATTATAGGTCAAATTTATACCGTCCCGCGATAATTCTGAGCTCCCACTGAACTTCCTCTTGGGCGTAGTATCCTTGCTGCTTGATGGTATGTTTACGGTGGCAGTTTGCGCAGAGGATTCTACATTTTCGGATCTCTGTCCGAAGGCGTCTAGACGACCAGCCATACCCATCAATAATGAGGCGACTGATAGTGCCGTTTTTCTCGCTTGTGTCTTTATGGTCGTACTCCAAAACTCGTGGATCACGTTCCCCACATTCTTCGCACCCTTTTTTAGATAGGTACTGCATAGACTTAACACGTGTCTTACTCCTCGTTCTCGCTTTGTATTCGCCTGCACTGAGCCGTTCCTTTTTTCGTTTTCTAGGGTTCAAGTCCCCCGTCATGCGCGCTTTGCCGCCTTTCTGTTTCTGCTTTACTTTCGGGCGCGGCACATCCTCCCTGGCTTGTCCTGGTTTGCGCGGCTTCCTACACCATTTGCATACCGGGTCATAACGCCTGGGGTCGTGGGATAAATACTTTGCGTACGTCGAGCCTGCGCGCTTTGGAAAATGAAGCGCAGATTTTGTCTCATCGCACCTTACACAAGTAAGCTGTGGATAGGGACGCACAGATTAGGGGTCGAGCCCAAGGAGATGTTTCGCAGACTTGCAGGCTTCCCACTCTTTATCGGTAAACCATGAGCATGACGCCGGCTCTTGAAGCATGCGCACATACAAGCACTCATACAGCTCTTTGACGCAAGATCTAAGTTCCTCAGTTGCAAAGCCCGCTTCCACCACTGCAGCGTGAACGGCCGCTTCGTCGGTGTTATGAACAGTAGGTGGTAAGAAGCATAAAGTGCCGTCCACCAAACGGTACACCTCAATGTTTTCGTCTGCAAAACTAAGTACTCCGCAACTTCGTACTAAGTCACAAGTTGCTTCGTCCATGACATTCATAATTAAGTCTTCCATGCTTCAGCCTTTATGTATTTGCCGCCATTTCTTTTCCAAGCGGCTTTAGAAGTGTATTCCCACTCGGACGTGTGGTCGGACAATATTATGGACTCCGCCATTTTCTGTGGGCACCTATAATAGCCTGCGTCGGAGCGTATGCAAACTAGCTTCTCTGTCACCACGCCCCTCCCTCCATGTCGGGATCTTGGGGATCTCCGTCACGTAGCAGGCCCTCGATAATTACCTGGTTGGCGATGTGAGACCTGAGTATAAACTCATAGGATCCACCTGGGCCAACAACAACAGACTCGACTTCTCCACTGGGGAACTTCAGCATTACTCGAGCATCACTGAATCCAGGTTCATCGACCGTAATCCTCACGCGACATCCCTTAGGGACTTGGTTACTAAGTGGCTCGATACCTGGTGGCAAGTCAAGAATGGATCTCATTTGGGGCTCCTGAATACGTAGGGGAGGAGGAAGACTAACATTTTGAGGCTGAAAAAACTGCAAAAAATATTAAAAAGTCAAAAAATAGACAGCCAGGTATGTACGTAGGTACTCGGTACGCAGCTGCCGAGTTACCGAGTCACGAAAATCGAGTCTGTCCGCTCAGACAGTTCAACACGAGATTCGACGAAGGAACCTTCTTTTGAGTTTTGACTCACCAACCCCTACCCCACCGCTCAGTTACTAAGTCACTTAGTCTCCCAGTACTAGGTACTACGTAGCTTAGTGGCATAGGGGTGACAGGAAAAAGCACGGTTTTAGCGATGACGTATTTCAATCGTAGTCGCAAACAACCTCGCAAGCTACGGTTGTTGGTAAGGCGGGGTGTTTTTAATCCAAGATCAGGAGATCGACATGACAGCACGAATCACGAAGGTAGCAGTAGATGGCCTCGACACGTACTTCCGCATAGACGCACCGTCTGTAGCTGGTGGGCTCACCCGTACCAACGGTAAGATCAGCGAAGCGCTCATGCAGCGTCTGATTGCAGCGTTCGCCCCTACCCTGTGTGCGTTCGACGTAGCTCGCGGCGATACCAACGGCAAGTGGTACCTGAAGGTAAGCCAGTTCGCAATGGCTGAAACCTCAGTACCCGCACGCAAGCCTGCCTCACAGCGCGCCGCCGAGAAGGCCGAAGCCACGGTGTTTGACACCGACACTAGCGTAGCTGGTACCCACACATGTGGACGCTGCGCAGGCACCGGCCTGTACATCGTACGCATCGAGAACGACAAGCCTGTTTCACGCGGGTCTTGCTACCGTTGCAAAGGCAAAGGTGTCACCTCTGACATCGATCGCCGTCGCAATCTTTCTTACGACCAGCACTCAGCTGGCAAACTCACCGCATAAACCAACCCTCACGAGGAGACACAACCATGGACATGATCACACAAGGCATGATCGCAGCAGCGACAGTCATTTGGATTCTTTCCTACTTCGGACTACGCAAGGTGTTCAACTTCGCGCCTATCGTAGATATCGCCTGCACCGGGCTGCTGGTCTTCATGTTCTCCGGCTCTTATGCCGGCATGATGACCGGCGTTATCGGAGGCATGGCGATATCGTTCTTCCTGCGCGGCGGACGTGCAGTAGCAGGTACCAGCAAGCCGAAGATGATACGTCGTCGCGGCCACATACTCCCCAGCGTCGTCTGGGTAAGGAGCAAGTAATGCGTTACGCAATCTACAACTTTGCAACTGGTGAGCGCACCGAAGAGATGGCTCGTCCCATCATCGAGGTCGTTCTCAACCGTGACACACAGTGCCGCGTCACACAGGCAAGCACGGTCATGGACGAACGCCATCTCGGCACCGAATGGCAGTGTGACCACTGCTTGCTGCCCGAGGACTGCGTGCATTGCAACCCTGCATTCCGCTATGCGGAAATGGAGACTTGCGACACATGCTGTCCGTACCCACACGAAGGCGAGACATGGCATGTCAACGGCGTCTGCGTGAAATGCGGCACTTCCGATTACTAGGCACCTAAGGAGAAAGTTATGAACATCATTATGAGAGCAGCGATCACAGCACTGAACATCGTGTACACCGGGCACCTTGTGCTCATAACGGGCATGCTGGCAGCCGAAGCGAAGCACAGGTATTGGGACAGCCGTCGGCCTGACGATTGGCCTGACAATAACCGCACTGTTGAGCAGCAGCTCATCGATGCCATGGACGAAGAAGCACAAGCGCAACAAGAACTGCACAACGAACTCACGCAGACGAGGAACGAATCATGAGCAACGTAACGAATGTAGACCCTGTCACCTTTTTTACCATGTGCGAACGGCACGACTGGTACTACGCATTCTCTGACGACCACCGTGTGTGGCGTGCAGGCGAAGAGGCGAGCAAAAAGCTCCAAGCACTGGCTAAGACTGTGGATGGTGGCCAAGAAATCCACAGCGCGTGGAGTAAGTATATGTTCTCAGGTGAACCTTGGGGCACCGTCAGACCTGCAAAACCCGAAGCACCCTCGCAAGCTCCGGGTGTTGTTGGGCTTGAGTGTAATCAACTGGAGAAAGATATGGACGTGTTTGAGAAAGATGGTGTGCAATTTCCGATGACCTTCGATGATATCCCTGTTAGTGATTTGCAGTGTTTGCAATCTGCTGCAGGCTGGTACATAGGTCGCGTCTGCTGGAACGATGAGTTTGGTTTCATCGAACCCTACTCACGAGAGTCTGAGTATTTCGGCAACCTTGAGGCGGCGGAAGTAGCACTGGCTTCGAAGAGCTTTGAAGTCCGTGATTGCATTGAGAACAACTGGATGTATTCAAACGGGTTCCCTTACCCAATCGATGAGGAGTAATCATGAGCATCAGTTACGTTTTACCTTCTCACCTGCGCGACGCACTTCTTGACTGGTGTGCAATGCCCCTCGAGATCTACCAATCTTTGAGCATCGGGCATCAGCAGCAGGTTTATATAATGTGGTTCGAGCAAACACCACTCGGAACCCGTCTTTGCGGAGAGCAATCATGAAAACCAATGATCCTTTTTACATTATCCGCAACGAACTGGCAGGTGCATACAAAACCACCAACGGCTTTACAAAAGACTGGTGGATGGCATCGCGACACAAAACCAGAGCCGATGCAGAACAAACAGCAAGACAATTCGACACTGTTGTCAGTTCCTATTCGGCTTGCAGTCCAACTGATTTAGATTAAGGAGGCGCAATCATGAGCTTTACCTATGCCGGCATCGGGAGCCGAGCCACACCCGGTCACATTCTACGTGAGATGACTAACGTAGCCACCAACCTCGAGCATGTGGGGTACACCCTGCGCAGTGGAGGTGCCAAAGGTGCTGACGCTGCGTTTGAGCGAGGAGTATCCGATCCCAAACACAAGGAGATCTTCCTGCCATGGGCGAGATTCAACGACAACGATTCTCCTTACTGGGGCGCTACTCCACGCGCATATGATATGGCTCAGGTTTATCACCCTGCATGGGAGCGCTGCAGTAACGCGGCGAGAAAGTTCCATGCGCGCAACTGCCATCAGGTACTCGGTTGGGAGCTCAATTCTCCCGTAGACTTTGTGCTGTGCTGGACTCCCAATGGCGAAGTAACTGGTGGCACTGGGCAAGCGTTGCGTATCGCGCAACACCACGGGATCCTCATCTTCAATATGTTTCAGGACAATTGGGATGTTGGGTTCAGCTTATACCTAAAGATGTGTTTACAGGCTCCATGTGATTGGAGCTTCGAAGAGGAAGGAGCATGAGCGACTTCTGGACTGAATACCTTACGAGGAGATTGCAAGATGAAAGCACTGCTGCTGTTTTTACTAATGAGCTGGTTCACGCTAGCTGGAGCCGAGGAGATGGAACTCGGAGTAATGAAGATAGACGAGCTCCCAGAGATGTGCGCGGGTGCGTACATCATGGCGGGCGAGGAGGAGAAGCTCATACTATGGAAAGCAATGTTCTCGTTGCGCTCGGATATAGTCATAAGGTACTTCGAGTACCTAACGAAGAGCGAAGACGAGGACGAGCTCCCGCCTGCACTGCTAAAGCAGGCAGTCGATGAGTGCGATGAGGTCTATCGCGATGCTCAGTCCCTTCACATGCATGAACCTGTATCGCAGGCAACCTCGCAAGCTCCGGTTGTTGTTGAGGTTGTGTGATCTTTTGGCCATTAACATAGGAGTACAAACATGGCTATATTCCTGTCGTTAGACAGTTCATCAGAGGCGATGAAAGCGACCCTCTGGATCGAGGTAGAGTTAACAGTGGGCACATATCCAGACCCACTGGAGATTCTGTTACAAGAAGAATCCGATGAGTTCGATAGTGGCTTTGCCGTTCAGTATTTAACAGGCATACACAGAGCAGCTCATGGTCGGGGTTGTTCGTTCCCACAGTGTTATCAACCGTGTAGATCTTGTAAAAGGAATGCACAGCGAGATAGACAGGCTCGTTAAGTCCTGTCAACAAAGAAGTGTCCTTTAATCATTAGGAGTACGTTACATGTTCAACGAAGAAAGTAGAATGCCTGAACACCTTCAGGGTCATGATGAGACAGCAATCATCACCAAAGAGGCTGGTGCAAACGAGCCGCTTCAGTCCACCAACCGGTACGATGTGCCGCCTTGGCTGCAACGTCGTTTCAATGTGGAGATTAGCAAGCGCGGTAATCCGTACTTCACTCCGATTGAAAGCCGTTTGCAGGAATGCATCCGGGATTCACAGGGTGCACTGGATGAGGGTCGTGTACGACAGATGTCGGACGAAAACACCCGCGGTGAGATTGTTGACGAGGTTGTGGCAGCTGGACGTGCCTACCACGATGCACTGAAGCGTTTAGTCGGTGCTGATCGGCAGTGGAAGGCTGACCAGTTGGTGTTGTGGCCTCTGTCTGACGAAGTTGGTTACCAGCTGTTTGCTGCTACCAACGGTGAGGCAGAACTCGAGGAATACGCAAAGTATCTTCTCGGAGCTGACGCCAATATCCAGTGTGCCAATGATATCGAAAAGCACGCTGGCTATCAGAAGTCAGCAGCTTGGGTGGATCTGGCCTATGACGAGCTTGGCGAGTACGA